TGGTACATACGGCCTTGTTCCAAGAACAATAACCTTACCCTTCTTACGCATCGATAATGTAATAATTTCTTTGTCGGCATATTCCATATTAGGAAAGCCATTGAGGGTAGAGGTCTCAATGTCAAGAGATACTACATTTATATCATCGACATTGTAGTTGACTTCACCTTTGAATAAGCCTTGGATTGCTTGGTAAGTGTAAAGAGTAGAGCCGTAGATTTGAAAGCCATCAACGTTCGTGTACTTGTCTAGGAATTCTTTAGATTCTTTGACACTTTCAAAGTCTACTTTATCAGCATACTTGCCGTCCAGCGTCTTGTACTGTGATTTGTTTTTAGTCTTAACAAAAAGATAAGGACGGTAGTTATCACGATACTCAAATCGTTTACCGTCCTCGTACCCTCTCACATACATGCTATTACCATAAACCAACACATTAGTATAAAACTTCATATCACCTTCACTCTAAAGAGCTGCATTATACCACAACAAAATATTAGATTCAACAGTTATCTGATTGAAGATGCAATTTGGATACCTGAACCAAACATACGACTGTAATTATTTTCAAGATCGACTGATGGTTTGTATGTTGTCATTACGTGCTGTTCCTTGAAAGTGAATTCGCTTTCCTCTGCATAAGGAGCATAAGGGTACAGTGAAATACCAACACCTTCTTTAGTTGGAACAAGTTGTACGATACCGACGTTTTTCATTTTATATTTGTGTTCGTGATCTTTGGTTTTAGAGATTTCAAGGTCACCAATTAAATCTTCACCAGTAGTCAATCTAACAATATAGAGGCTCATAATATTCCTTAATTATAAAGGCCGGCCATTGCGGCCGGCATAGTTTTACAGATCTCTGTTTTGAGAATCTTCCATCAACAATTCACCCATTGGCTTGGCAGCTTGAGCATTGATCTCAATTTTCTTTGGCTTCTTGTGTTCTGGAATAATTCTTTCCAAAAAGATCTTCAGCATTCCGTTCAACATCTCAGCATTCTGGATCTCAACTTGATCGTTGAGAACGAATGAGCGAGCGAAGGCACGGTTTGCAATTCCTTTGTAGATGAAGTTTTCATTTTCATTATCGTCAGCAGTCTTACCAGCAACAATCAACTTACCATCTTCAAAAGTAATTTCGACATCAGATTTGCCAAAACCAGCGACAGCTAGTTCAACGACATACTTGTTGTCATCAACTTTTTTGATATTGTAAGGGGGATAGTTGGGAATGTTTTTTGCTACTTCGTCATGAAGTTTTGCGAGCTTGTTGAATGGTTCATCAAACCCAACAAAGAATTTATCAAGATCCTTAGTTCCAAATTTGAAACCAGGGCCAAAGACAAAGGTATTTGCTAATGCATTAAGTGCTTCTGTAGTCATATAGACCTCCTATTAAGCAAGGTTAAAGAAATGTGCCCCTGACGGCGGCACACTTCTATTTATACATCATCCACTAATGATAGTCAAGTTTTTATTGTCTCGAAGTGTAAATTTGCAACTATAAATTCTTTGACCAGATTGCTTCTGACAATATCTTCAACATCAAACTCAATGTTTCTGAATGATGGCATTCTATTGATGATCTGTACAAAGTCCTTCAGTCCAGATTGGTCGTGCTTTTTGTTGAGGTCTGTTTGTTTGAAGTCACCGCAGAACATAATTCTTGAGCCTTCACCAACCCTTGTAATGATTGAGCTTAGTTCTTGAAAGTTCATATTCTGGCACTCATCAACAATAATGATTGCTTTATCAATTGTGATACCACGAACAAAAGATGTAATCAAAAATTCAATGTTCTTTTGTTCAACTAGTCTCTCGTATGCTTGGTCTGTATTGAATAGGTCTTTACAGATTGCTTTGTAGGGTGCAAGATATACATCTGTCTTTTCTTTCTCATCTCCAGGTAGGTGTCCAATCTCTCTTGATGGTACTACTGAGCGAACAATGACAACTTTTTCAAAGATGCTTTTGTGATCCATCATTTCTTCTAAGGCTTTATAACATGCTATGAATGTTTTTCCTGTACCTGCTGCTCCGTGCAGCATCAACGCTTGATGACCTTCTTCGTACAACTCGTAAAACTTTCTTTGGTTTCTTGTTAGAGGGTCAAATAACTGTAAGTCGTCAAATTTAAGTTTTAACTTTCTTTTATTTTGTTGATCTGGGAATGGATGAATAGATGCTTGGGACACTCTAGCCTGTTTTCTCATGGACTACCCTTTTTGTTATAGTTAGAAACTAAAAGAGGCACAGATCTCGCGACCGTGTGCCTCTTGCCTTATTTGATTACTTTTCTTTCTGAGCCATCAAATTCCTTAGTGATCCATTTAAAATTATTTATATAATTAGAATCCTAAGATAGTTGGTGTAAACTTGAGTGGCTTACCAGGTTCATAATCTTTGGTAAAATAATCTACCATCATTTCAAACCTGAATGCAGAATCCTCTTCACCAGCATCTGTACATTTCTTCTGTGCATCTTGTAAGAACTTAATCAACTTGAAGTGATTAATACCATTCTCACGAATAGAAGGACCTTGCGCCCCACGGTATGGTTTAAACATCACCAGACTCCACAACAGATACTGATTGGATAGAGTCTACGCGGAAGGATCTCCAACCACCATTGTCAAGATCCCAAACCGAAATAACACTATCGTTTTCTGGTTTGACTTTATCTGTTTTCTTATCGTACGCTTCGACAAACTTTTCTTGCAATGTACATCTCATCTCTCGAACATTACCATCAGTTTTAATAAACACTACTTCAAGAACATCATTCTTGAGCAGCGAGCGGATAGATTGCTTTGTGTATTCCATTTTTCCACCTTTCAAAATCATCATAAAAGTATTCTGAGACTTCAACCTTAGCCTCTGATAGCATTATACGAGAGACCTTAAAATTAAACAACATATCTCTTGGATTAGATGGATTGAATGTTACAACTCTTTTAATGCCACGTTGGATGATAGACTTGACACATTCGTTGCAAGGGAACAGTGTGCAGTATAAAATAGCACCTTCAACATTGACAGGACTATTGTCCAGTGCATTTCGCTCTGCGTGACAGACGAATAACAGCTTGGTCTCCCGGTTCATGTATCTACTATCCAAGTCTACTACTCCAGCGGGGAATCCATTGTATCCTACGCTCACAACACGCTTACGAGAGTCGACTATGCAGCTACCAACTTTACGAGACGGATCTTTAGACCACGATGCAACAGTCTCACATAACTGAAGAAATCTGAAGTCCCACATAGTAATTTTATCGCTTTTTTCCAATATTATATTTTGCAACAAGCTCCCACTCGTCCTTTTCTTTATGTGTGATAACTTTCACTTGAGAGAACGGAGCAACTGGCTCACGTGATTTTTCAGGACTGACCAACTTGATTAATTCCCACTCTGCCAATAAATTGACAATTGTATTTCGTCTCGCAACATCATCTTCAGAAAAGTTAGAAGGTTTGCCATCCAGTGCAAACAACTCTTTAAAGTGAACGATGTAATACTTTCCTTGCTTATGAAGGATGTGGCATGATTGGAATAGTTTTCTATCTTTGCGCGAGGCTACACCAATACGTGTTAGTGTTTCTTTGATTTTAAGGAAGTCTTCTTCGGAAGTCAACAATACTTCGACAAGACTATCAACGATATTCATGATTGTCCACCTTTTTCTAATTTTTCTTTTATAGTGATCAATTGATCAGAAGAAAGGATTGACAACGCGCTCTTAGCTTTTTCTGGACTGTACCCATAATATTCCATTACAGCTGCAAGATCATTATCTTCTTGCTTCTTCACCCACTTTGCAAATCGCTTTGCAGGTCTTATGGTATTTAGGAAAAAATGGAATTGGAGCTTTGAGTCTACAAGATGGTGCTGATTCATCTCGTTAGTATACATCACAGTATCAGGAAAATAGGAAAGAGCTTTGTTAATTAAGAAAGGCTGATAGAGTTTCTCTACAGCCGGATCCTCCATCAAGTCTTTCTTATTTTGAGATACAGCATTAACAAAATCAAACGGAGACATTAGAACATCATTCGCAATAAACCAATACAGTCGATTGTCACTAAGAGCATGTAGTTAGCAAGCATACCAAAACTCTTCCTAGTCCAAGCAGCCCAAGCGTACATAGCGCAACCAGCAATCCATATAGGATAGAGAACAAGTAGGGGGGGATGTGGTACCGTGGCAGCCATCGTAATAGCACACCCGATAGATATAGCCCAAGCAAGCAGCTCAACAGAAAAGCGAAAACGATTGCTAGTATAGTCATTACGAATCCATTCGAAAGTGGGTCTGAATAAATCAATCAAAACGGAGGCTCCCCAAAGTTGGCGATAGCTTCTTTTGATAGCTTACGCTGGTGTTTTTTATTGTCATCTGTAATGAACTCTAATCTTTTTTCACATATACGTTGGAATGGATCAATAGGATAGTATGGATTCTCATGACGAAACTTCTTCATAAATTCACCAATGTTATCAGCCCACTCATCTTTTGATATGATTACTTTGTTATTCATTCCGTATCTACTTTGCTTTCAGTCTCAACCCAAACACGAGCGCCACAGCTAAGTGGCTTATCAGGTGAGTAAACCACCTTGCTTGGTCCATGTATCGTCACACTGTTAGCATACACATTACTCTTATATGTTTTAACAGTCAGCACAGGTAATTTATCCTCATCAGCAGCTCTGATGTTCTTTCGTACGTGTTGCTGGTTTACATGGATGATTGTTTTCACTTGAAGTCGCCTTCAGCCATGATCTCTGTCAGACATGCAAGAATGTTGATCTCATGATCAGCAACAAACGCAGCCTTGTATTGATACTCGGCAAGTGTGATAACCAATTGTGGAATAGAGTTGGTCTTTAGGTACTGAGATGCGGTATCGTATAACTTGCGAAAGAATACAGTCTGATCGATATCGTTGTTCTCTGCAACCCATTTACGAACCTCTGTGAAGTTCTTAACCTTCAACAACTCAACCAGTCCTTTTAAGTTCTCTTCAGAGAAGTTAACTAAGATACCAGAATCGATCTTACCTGTTGCACTATAACGTTGCAACTCATTCAACACTCTACGCCAGTCAGGAAAGAACTTAGTAATTACTTCGATCACAGCTTTCTGATCGTATGTAACACTCTCTTCGTTCAATATGTTGCATACACGCTTGAAGAATTGAGAAGCCATCTTAGGCTTATCTTCTTTGTCTATCTTAAATTCAATAACAGAGCAACGAGAATGCAAAGGCTCAATAATTCGATTCTTAAAGTTACATGTAAGAATGAATCCACAGTTCTTTGAGTACTCTTCCATGAAGTTACGAAGAGCAGGTTGAGTAGAGTTTGGATTGAGGTAGTCAGCCTCATCGAGAATAACATACTTACGACCACCAGAGAACGAAACAGAAGACGCAAAGTCTCTTATCTCGTTTCTAAGCGTATCGATGTTACCATTCATTGATCCATTAATAATAACATAGTCACATTGCAACTCTTCCAACATAGCACGTGCAACTGTTGTTTTACCAACACCTGCACGGCCAGTTAGAAGTAGGTTGGGAACATTCTTCTGATCTACGAACTGCTGGAACGTAGCTTTAAGATCTGCAGGAAGAATGGCACTATCAATTGTTCTAGGTCTATACTTCTCAACCCAGAGAAAATCATCACGAATCATAAAAACCTCAATTATCCAACGTACGTTGAATTCTGCTCACATACAATCCAGTATTCTACATCAGACCCTTTGAAATGGCAAAGGCCTTGAGGAGATATTTTAAGGATATATTCCTCATTCATAATTCTAAGGTTATCAGCTTTCATAATCATTTTAAATGACTTGATAGTCTCTCCAACAACAATAGAGAAACTATTGCTAAGAGTCTGGTCATTTGGATTCTTTGGTTTAGTATCCAAAGCTTCAATTGAAAAGTATCCGTCCTTACCAACAAAAGCAATCTCAGGCAACTGCAGTACTCCTACAGCTTTCATTAACGATTGCAGTGTTGCGGATGGTAATACTTTTTCTACTGCATCGACTGGGATGTTAACTTCCTTTTTAGGAGGTTGGGTAATCATTTCAGGCAAGCAGTACACATAGTCAAGTTTAGTCTTTCCACTCTTAATGGTAATGAACTTCTCGTTTATTTCAAGATCGGGATCATCAAATAAAGAAAGTACCCCTAAAAACCTTGGCAAATCCCAAATTGCAAACTGCTGCGGAACTGTCTCCGCAATAGTTGCTTTCGCTACCATGGTTTTCAGGGGTGAAATAGTTTTCAATTCATTACCAGGAGCAAAGATCAATGATTGATTAATCTGAGCAAAGCTCTTCAAAATCTGTATTGTTCTTGCACTTAGTTTCATAATATATTATCTTTCGTTTATTTGTTCTTGTTCTTGTGTTTCAGCTGTGACTGATCAGCAGTTGCGGAAGCACCAATCGATGCCAGATCGGCAAGTGACCCACCAAAGATATAGCTACCAACGTGTTGCAATTGCATCCAAGGACATAGGAATACTTTTGCACCCATCTTCTGCACATTGTAGCAGAACATATAGTCTTCAGACAAGTAACGCTTGGATGCTACCTTCTCTACCTCTCTCATGTTCTTTGCACGCTCTTGTAATTCTGCAGAGTCACCACCAGCTGCAACATCATCCAACAACTTGAACATATCTTCATGACCGTAGCCACGATCGATAACACAATCAAAGTAAGCCATGATCTCACGCGTACCATCAAAGTGTTCTGTACGAACATGGTCGGGCTTGTACCACAAATGTGGGAATGACTTTTGATAGTCTTCAAAGGTCTTACGACGAACCATCATAAAGCCAGTACCAATCTCTAACACCTCTACTGGTTGGTTGAGAGGAATCTCACGCTGACTAGTCTTAGGATTGAACACATAGTCACCAACATACTTTTCAAGTTTGTTTGGATCCTCATCAGCCATACCCTTATCAACTGCTTGCTTGATCTTTTCCCATGAAATACATTTCTTAGGATATGGACCACCGATAACATCATACTCGCTCTCATCATTCTGCATTGCCAACAAAGCAATAACGTCTTGTGGATTGAATCCAATATCACTATCAATAAACATCAAGTGAGTTGCACCTGAACGCATAAACTCATCAACGCAGTAGTTACGAGCTCGTGTAACTAATGATTCGTTGAACAAGAAGAACAGCTGCAAAGGGATACCATGCTTCGTACATATTGCTGATAGGTCAGCAACTGATCGAGTAAACATACCAGCACATTGGCCACCGTACATCGGAACAGCAAGAAACAGTTTACGCTTCTGTAGCTCGTCAATACTTACTTGTAATTTAAAACCTTCTGACATATTTACTCCTTAATATATTTTTTATCATGCTCACTATTCAAACCATATGACCCGTTGTATAGTGTCAATGCTTCTGCTTTAAAGAGTAGGAACTGAGCAACACGTGTTCCTTTCTTGATTTTAGCTGAGCCACCACAAACATGCATTGCACCAGCCATCACACCGTAGTAGCCTGAGTCGTATAGACCGGACGTAATGAATACTCCGTTACGGTTAAGAGTCGATCTGGTAATAACCCAGCCAGCCTCATCTGCACCAACAGTAACGATGTTCTCCATCACAACTTCGTATGTGCCTTCTTCAAGATGAAACCAATCATCTTCATCATGGTCAATCTCAACTGATCCTCTATGCTTCTTAAAGCCTTCACTTAGCTCAAATGGTTTTTTGTTTATTGCAAACACTTTACCAAGTCTCAAGTCAATAGCATTAGGTTGGCTATCACCAAGCTGCACCCCTGTTAACTTGGAGTTTGACTTCTCACCTAGAATATGAATCATGGTTGTTTACCTTCTTTCATTTTATCTTCCGCGTACATCATTAGAATAATATAATGCATAGCCTTTAATAGATCTTTCCTATTCTTACCCTGCTTCTTACCATACCGGCAAAGATACTTGATAGCTGTATCTCTAGCAGTTGTATCCAACGACTCCATTGATTCCCATATATCAATTACTTGAATCTCCTTGGCAACATAATGTTCACCGTAGGTTCCATCTACATAATCAACAAGTTCTCTTATATACTTTGCTTCACTGTACTTGTATGTCATAGAGCGTCTTCTTCAGTAACAAACCAGTCATTATCTTGGATAGAGTCTGACAAATAGATTTGCATTATTTCGTCTATTGTCTCTTTATTTGCTACTGCAGTCAACTGGTTCATATCATTACTGTAATTAAAGTCGACTTCTTCTTCGTACTTTCCTCCAAGGATTCCAGTAGGAGAGGCATCAAACATTTTACCAGCATGAAGACCATACCAAATAGCTGCACTGCTATCCCATGTGTCGATATACTCAGCAAACTGAGACATCAAACGAATCTCATTAGGACCATCTAGCATACCTAACAAGTGAATCTTCTTACCGTTAATTTTTGCTGTATCGAGGATACCAGAGTCTTGTAGGTCTTGCATAAACATAAACCGACTAACAAACCGTTGCAGTTTGTTTCCTTTTTCTACTCCGTACGCATTAGGAATTGCAAGAATAGAAACACCAATATAATCAACCAACGGAGACTGTGCAGCCCAATTGAAAGATGCAAATAGATCTTCTGTATCTGCAATCCTTGACTGAGGACAAAAGAACGTACCGAATCCTTTTTCCTTGAGGATAGGAGCAATTACCTCAGCAGCATTAATTGTCTTACCACCCCTCTCATTAGGATAGTCAGACATCACAACATAGTCAGCTTCAATACGCTGCGCCATTGTAATTAGCTGTACAGAGTCATACATTGGACGGTTCTGTTTGTACATCTCAAACGCTGAGTTGTCTAGAATGATAGTAGACTTAAACTCTTTCTTTTCGTTCTTATAGAAGTCTGTATACTTGTCGCTCGTCTCAACTAAATGAGCAAGAGCTAGATGAACTGGTGCACCAGAGATTATATCAAGATGGGGGATGGGGGCAATGTGACAGAAGCTAGCCATGTTTATTTCCAATCATCATATTCATTATTAAAGTACGTACGGCAACCATTCTCACCATCCTCGCTTACTTCAATTCTGATATCGCGTCTTGGATATGTCTCTCTGATGTAGATTGCAAGTTCATTTGCCAACATCTCACAGGACATATGATTGAGTTGTAGGGTGCCTGTATTATATAGGCTTTCAAGCTCACGTTTCAGTAAAATAAACTCAACATCTCTATCATCATGAAATACTTGTAATTCCACTCTGAAATGAAAGATATGTCGATGCTCATTTCCTAAGAATGATACTGTAGCAAGCTTCGGATCGGTAGCTGCTGCAGGATATTTGTGGATCCCTTCTTTCTGGAAGGTGACCCAAATAAATGTTTTAGTCATCGTTTCCCCACTTCTTTCTTAAATTATAAACATAATCTCTTGCTGTCTTAACCCGGCTACTATCCAGGTTAACAATTTCTGTTACACCAGAGAACTTATAATTCTTTTCTGGAGTACATAGGTATTCTTCTAACCATATGTTCTTTGGAAACATATCAAGTAATATCTTTTCTTGCGCAAGTACTTCATCGTAACTATTCCAAGCACTTGCAAGTACCCTGATGTTGAAATCTTCGTACTGATTAGGGTCGTTATTGAATTTAATGCTCTCTTCTTTAGAGAACCTCTTCATCACATCACCGTACTGGGTAATGCCGAACTTATAGAATTTCTTCTGTGTTTGTTTGTGTGTGAATTC